GTGGAAGCGCATGTGGAACCTGACTGCCTCGACCATGGCAGACTCCTGCTCGTTACTGAACGCGAGCCGGTCGGCCATCTCTCGAACTACCTCGACGCCGTTCTTCGCGTGGGTCGGGTGTCCCGGCAGGTCTTCCTCTTTCGTGACACCTTTGCCGAGGTCGTGGGCCAGTGCCATGAGCAGAGCCAACTCGTCGTCGGGACGGAGTTCCTTCATCTCGTCCAACACGAGCATCGTGTGGGTGAGCGAGTCGCCCTCGTCGTGGTACTCCGTTGGGCCTGCTGGCACGCCCTTCATCTCGTGTAGCTTAGGGAACGTGTAATCGAGTGCGGCAATCTCTTCCAGCACACGGAAGAAGCGGCTCGGCTCGTCTGCCTGAACCAGCGCCTTCTCCATCTCCATGCGAACTCGCTCCTGCGGGAGAGACGGTAGTCTCTCGACCGACTCCCACATCGCACCCTTCGTGGTATCCTCAATCTCAGCATCGAGGCGAGCGGCGAACCGTGCGCCTCGCAGGATACGAAGTGGGTCTTGCTTGAAGGCGTCGGCGTTGACCGCACGGAGAACGCCATCCTCCAAGTCCTGAACGCCACCTCGTGGGTCGTGAAGCGTCTCCCATCGAACGTCGAACGCCATCGCGTTGACCGTGAAGTCACGTCGCTCAAGGTCACGGCGCAGAGCTTCAGATGCTTCGACAGAGGCCTCTACTGGCGTCACGTCGAAGTCGTCGTGACCATCTCCCGTGGAGACTTCCTCTCGTGCCAAGGCGACCTCGCGGCCAAGGCTGTCTTGGAAGACGCCGAACGTCTCGTTGTTCGGAGAGTCGATTTCTCTAAATGCCGACCTCGCTCGCATCTCCTCGATAGGAACCTCTGCAACCATCAGGTCAACGTCCTCGAATGGGACGCCTCGAATCGCATCACGGACGGCTCCGCCTACGACAAAGACGGGAAATCCGTCGAACTCTGGTGGAAGCTCAGGGTCCAGATTGTCCAAGTTCTCGATGTCCATGTTCATAGAATGGGGACGTATGCACTTAAATCTTCTGTGTCAATTTACTGACACATCAATGTCAAGTAGTTTCGCTTTCTCGACATCTTCTATCTTCTCCACACAGCGGTCGATGCGCTCCTGTAGAGATTCCTCAACGTCCTCCATATCAGACACTCGTGCTGTCGATTTGTACAGTGGTTCGCCACGAACGGAGCCACCATACGACTTCCAGAGCAACGCTTTAATGCGATACGTACCACTGGCTCGAAACCGGACCTTCGTGCTGATTCGATAGTCCTGCTCGTATTCGGTAAGTGTCTCGAAGTCTGTATGAATTATCTCACCCTTCATAGTATTCACTCTCGGTCATGTCGATGATGTCGTCCATGAGAAGGGTAAGCCGGTCGCGGTCGTCGGCCCAGTCGATGTGGAGCCTGACAGGATTCATGCGACCCGGCTCGTAATAGACGCCGATAGCCATGCCTTCTTCGACGTGGAAGCGGTCGTCTCGCTCGAAGGCAACCTCTACGTCCTTGCGTCCAGCAGGAACGTCAACTTCTTCAACGGTTGCGTCTTCGACGGCGTTCTTAAATTCCGCGATGTCTGCCTCTGCTCGCGTCTTTTGCCACTCGTTATCCATACGGGTAGATAGGCGCTCTATCTACTTAAGCTTTTTGCTCAGACCCCACCTCGACCATCGGCCCATCGTAAGCGAGCCACTGCTCTGATGCCTGCATCGAGTGCCACAGATAGGCGTCGTGGCTTCCGCCTGTATCGAGGATTGTCTGTGGGTCGAACGTTCCCACTGATGGTTCAGGATTCTCGTTCCACTGTTGGAAGGATGTGTCGTCTGGTGATTTCATAGTGATGGTCCATTGTAGCTGTAGTACGTCACTGTCGTCGCGGCCCATGGACAGTGACTCCCACAGAAGCACGATGCTCCACTCGGGTGAGTCACTTCCACGTTTCGCTCGAACTGCTTCGCCAGTTCGTGATACTCGTTCCGTTCTGTCCAGAACTCACTGCCCGCGTCTGTCGTGGACATACTATGTTATATGCTGTCGTGGTACTTAACTCTTTCGGTCGTGTCAAATCCTTGCCAACTTTCGAGTTCGTGCCACTCAGTCAAGAAGCGTCTATCAGCCTCGAACCACTCGACCTGAACCTTGTCGAGTGTGGCCCATATTGTGATTTTCACATAGTCGGTCGCGCTCCACCCAACATTGTGTACAATCAGCCAACGCTCGTCGCCATCTTCAAACAATCGATGGTCAATCGTGTAGGCATCGAAATATTCTTCCGCAATTTGCTCCGCCTTCTGTCGATTCATCTACCGGAAGTCGTCGTCAGGGTTATCGTGAATATCCTGCGCCCGTCCGAGGATGCCATAGGCTACTTCGAGAGCCGTCTCGTCATCGCTGACTTCGATTTCTATCGTGGTCATACTCAAACAAAGGGTTGCTATCTACTTAAGTCTTTCTAAATCCAAACGCGCAATCTGTTCCTGCGGGTCGAGGTGGTCAAACTCGTTATGACAATCTCTGCACAGAAGCACGAGGTTCTCCTTAAAGTGTGCATCGTTTCTATCCTCAAATGTGTGTTCTGGAATTACGTGATGGCAATCTGGAATCTGTCCGAGTTCTTCGACAGTATCCCCGCAATTCTGACACGTATGTTCATCAAGGCGACGGACTTCGTTTCGCGCAGGCTTCCACTTCGGGCCACGATAATTATGTTCCCAATCCCCGCCTTTGTAATTAGGATTGTTCTCACCGACCATCGACTTCTCCCTAAACCGACCGAGACACTTCATATCACAGAAGAAATGCTTTTGCCCCAACCGCTTCGGCCAGTATTCATTCTCACCACCGCACCAATCACACGGGATATTAATCTTCCCACCTTGATAATTTGAGTGTTCTTCTGGAGGTTGTGCTATTTGAAACTGTCGGTGGCACTCCGTATCGCAAAAGGAATGTTCTTTTCCTTCGAGTTCATATGGATATTTCTCAACATCGTCACCGCAAAAATCGCAGAATACTATTAGTGGCATAAATTCTACCTTACACTATGCAATAGGGTAGCCACCTATATAAACCTTTCGATTTACGGTGCAGACAGAACCGTTTTAATTCGCTCGATACTGTCAGGTTCGCCGTCTTCGGTTCTCCATCGCTGGAAAATCGGGAAGCGTAGGCCATCGTCAAAGGCTTCTGCCTCAACTTCGAGCGTGCTATTGAGATACTCATCCTGATTTTCCCAAACTTCTTGGCGCTGTGCATCGGTGAATCCAGAACCAGTCTTGCCAACGGGAGCGCAGTCTGCCGATTCGAGAACGATTGCGCCGAGTGTACCGCTTTTTTCACCGGACGCTTCCTCGAATGCAACTGCGACTACATCGACCGTCTCTGCGGTGTTCTTCTCCTTAATCCACGCCTTACTACGCTTCCCAAACTGGTATGCCGCGTCCGGGTCCTTCCAGATAAGCCCCTCATAATTCGAGCCGATTGCACGCGCCTCTACTCGGCTGAGGTCGTTGTACGATGCGAGGATATATGCGTGTGTGTCACCACCGAAATGCGTCGAACGGCTGACACCCTTAGTCACACCAGCCGCCTCGTGGAGCAATTCGTGGCGCTCTGAGTATGATAGGTCTGCGACATATTCATTGTCGTTGACAATTATATCGAAGAATCCGAACTCCATCTCGGTACTCCTATCAACGTTCTCGGCCTTTCTTCCAACGCGGGAACTCGTGGATTTATACGTACCATCTTCTGCAATAACCTCTCCGTCAAGGATATACTCACCCTGCTCCGGCCAGTCAATCTCATTGAGTTCGGGTAGGCTTTGAGTCACATCATTGAGACGGCGTGTGAAAGCATATGCTTTCGGCCCAAGTTCCTCTTGCTTGACGTGAATGAGAATCCTGTATCCATCCAGTTTTGGCTGGAACCAGAGGTCACTCACATCATCAGGCAGGTTGGACTCCGGCTTCGCTAACATAGGAGAAAACGGCTTGCCCAAAATTGGACGAGTGGGAAGTGCATCCTCTTGTGCGAGGCGAATGAACTCCTCGGTGCTGTCAGTGAAGGCCTCTGCGGTCTTCCGTTCATCACGAGTGCCATCGTGGAAGGCATCTCGCATGTTGCTCGTTCCAATGCCGACGTTCTCGTCGTCCAGCAAGGCGAGCGTCACGAGGCTCGGTTCACGGTGCTTCTCCAAGCAGTACTCCAGATACTCACGCTGGTCGTTGCCAGAGCGACGAGCGATGGAGTCGAGGTCAGCGACCAGTTCGCTCAGGTCGTCACACGCATTGTGAGCATCGTCGGTCACTATCTCGTCCGAGGCAAGCGCCTCACTGATAGTATCGTAGGCGTCGTAGTCGAGGTCAGGGTAGGCCGCATCGACAGCAGACTGAGCGGTTGCTGGCCCAACACCAGCGTCGTCGTAGCGTTCGCCTGCCACGATGTGAGCCACCTCGGGCTGATACACGTCTCGGAACTTCTGCTGTTTACGTGCCTTCGTACCACTACCGGAGTCGGCCTTCATCCAGTCAATAGCGAATCGGAGCTGGTTCTGAGTTGTCTCGCTCATCGTATTAGGTAGTAGGGCGGATAGGTACTTAACTGTTTTGCTAATGGTCCCAACACGTTTCTTCTTCTGATGATACAGTTCTTTGACAGACCTCACTGCTACCTGTTTTCTCAGCACCACAAATATACGTGGGAGAATTTGAACGCTCTTTAAAGTGTTCGATGTACTTATCCCACTTCGTCTCGCTTATTCCATTGTCCACATTCAGCCCACGTTTTGCGATTTTCGACATCTCTATCGCTTGCTCCACTGTGGTTCTACCGTCCAAGTGAATGTCCAGAATATCTGACCAGACTTGGAAGTTCCGATACTTCTCAGTGGACCTCCAAATATTTGAGGAGTTGTTCTCTATTTTATCTCTTAAATGTTTAAGGTCTTTCTTAGAGCTAACTGTCCAATCAGCCTCATTATGCTCCGATAGCGTTCTTATCTTGCCAATATTATCAAATACACTCTTACATTCTTCAATTGCATCTGAATCCTTTTCGTGGACACGAATGGAAAACTTCATACGAGGGTATCGCTTTCCGTTAGCTTTGTTCGCTGTTAGGGAAAACGAACCCTCACCTGCGATAAATCCGAGAGCAAAATCTATATCACTCATTGTACGTACATACAACGTCCAAGCACTTAAGTCTTTTGGTTGCTTTAGGCTGACAGGTTAAACTTGCTCTCAGGGACAAGCGCATCTATCTCATCACTAACCTCGCAATTGAGTGCTTCGAGGAACCAATCCTCAAATAGACCTCTGTTTCGATTTAGTAGACTCTTGAACGAGCTATCGATCAGATATGTCACACAGTAGTCAGTCTTCGAGCGCATTCCTCGTCCGACTGCCTGCTGTAGATTGATGGCGGCACAACCATTATACCAACCCCAGTCGTTGAGTTCGTTCAGGCGATACGACACTCGCTCGTCTCCCACGAACGGATATGAAGCCTTGATGACAGCTTGCCATCGAGTTCGCTCATCATCGAGACTAATCCCTTCTGACATCGCCACGGAGAGGAATATCTGCTTGTTCGAGCGGAACCATTTCTCCAACGAGCCTTCTCTGTCGTCGGGGTCTTGCTTCATCGTCCGACGCTGGATGGACTTCGGCAAGTACTCGTACAGGTCTTCCATGATGTTGTACGAGTTACAGTGGACGAAGCCACGCTCTCCCTGATGGTGATTCGCCAATTCCTCAATCTTGTCAGCCATCTTGGGCATCGTGGCACGGCGCTCGTCTCGCGTCATCTTACCTACGTAGTCCGTAATCACCGGACGGCGCTCCTTCGGGAAGGTCGAGGGCACGTCGATTCGCTTGATGTCGTCGTCACCGAGGCCAATCTCCTCAAGGAAGTCGCCCTTCGGGATGGTCGCACTCGATAGCACGTACTTCTCCGCTTGGCTCCAGAGGAACCTGTCGATGAAGCGACCGATGAACACTGGCTCGAACTGAATCTTGCCGTCGTCGTGCGTTTTCGTCCAGTGCTTACCCTTCTTCTGGTCTTCCGTAAAGTTGATAACTCTGTGCTTGATGCGCTTGAGCTTCTTCAACTCATTGTTCTCTGCCGTCGTTCGATTCTGCTGTGAGGACAGGCGGTTCGTCTTGTTGATTAACTGCCCGAGCAGAATCTCCAGCCACTCGGTCATCTCCTCCATGCTCGAACGCGGTCCCGGCTTCCGCTGTATCTTGTCAAAGTCGATAGGGATTCGCTCCTCGTTGATGGTAAACCCGATGAACTGAAGTGCGAAGTCCTCGACGTTCTGTACCTCGTCAATCTCCAGCAAGGTCCGAGGCTCGAACCCGTACTCCGAGGGAATCATCGCGTTCGTCATCAGATACGACAGGTTCGTGACGAGCGTGTCGCTCACCTCACCGAGAGCCTTCTGGCCGTAGTAGGGACAGCCACCCTCTGACGGATACTCGTCCTTGTACTCACAGTCGAAGCCTGTCATGCGCTGACAGATGGCGTCGTCAACGCTCTTTCCACGGTCCATCGGGTGAACACAATCGTAGTTGTTCTTGCCCTTGAGTGTCACAGCATCGTCCAACAGAGAGTCGTTCTCAATCTGGTCGATGAGCGTGTTCAGTGGCGTCGTGGAGAAGGTCTTCTCGTTGCGGAGTTCTGCCAGAACCTTACTGACTGTGTAGAGAATCAGCGACTTACCAGCACCAGTCGGTGCAGAGAGGGCGACTCCATCGTAGTCGTCGATGAACAGTGCCTCAACTATCTCGACGATAGTCTCCTTCTGGTGCTTACGAAACGACGGTGCTGGCCAAACCTGCTCGACCGCTTCCTCGATTTGGTCACGGTCTTCGATTTCGGTCATACGCTATATAGTACTTCCATTAGTATAAACCCTACGGTCAGTTGCCACACGTTCCGATTTGGCACATTGGGCACGAGCCGTCTTCACCGAAATGCCTGCGGGTCTGAAGGAAGCCGCAGTTCTCACAGGACCGAATGTCCTGTACCTCGTCACCATTCTCGTCCTTGAAGGTGAAGTTCATACCTGTAGCTCGTGCTTCGTTATAAGGTTGTCGAACACCTTCTGTGCTTCGTTCGCTTCGAGATTCTTCTCTGCCTCTGTCGGCAGGGGTTCGTCGCCATCGATGTAGACAGCGACACGCCATGCAGTCGGCCCACGTTGCTCGATTTGATACTCCTCTTTCACGATACGAACATCGTGTCCACTGACGCGCCCTGTTGCTTCTCGCTCTGTTTCATCTTTCCAGCCGTCGATTGCTTGTGTAATTAAGTCTGTCATTTGTAGTAACTTGGGATTTCGTAAACCTCAGCCTCTCGCAACTGTTGCTTCGTGTCGAACCACCACGCCGAGTTGACGATTGTGACATGTGGTAGCTCGATTTCCTCGAACCGGTCACGGATGGAGCGATACACGTCCACGTCGGCGTCGCTTGGGCCG